TAGTTCTAAAAAGCTATAACTTTCTTCTACTGCATTTGGACTGCGTTGTCTAAAGCGAGTTAACGCTCTATCTAATGCAGTTTCGTAATGAATTGGGTCGAGGTCCAAATCAATCATTCCCGCACCTAACATAGTGCTTACATATTCAAATACTTTATTTCTTTCTATCAATGATGTGGTTTCGTCAGACATAATAGTTCTCCTACTATATTTATCTTACGATAAATATGATAACACTCAAGGAGAAGTAATATGCCGAGGCTTAGTCTTTATAAACCCGAGAAAGGCAATAACTACAGATTTATCGATCGTCAAATATCATTGATGTTTCAAGTTGGTTGCACAGATTGCCACGTTCATAAATATTTAGGACCTAAAAATCCGTTAGAAGGAACTGCTGATCAACCAATATATGATGTAATAAAAGAAACAAATATTCAAGATTTATTATTCTTAGAAAACCGTGATCGCAAGTATGAACAAGAAATTTATCGTATTCGTGGTCATTATCAACTTCAAAATCTTAATTTCAATTTAAGCCAGTTTGGTTTGTTTATTGATAACGATACAGTGTTTATGACAGTGCATATTAACGACATTATTACTACAATTGGTCGCAAATTAATTGCAGGTGATGTTATGGAGTTGCCGCATTTAAAAGATGATTTTGCATTAAACGACTTAGATTTAAGCATGCCTAGATTTTTTGTAGTTGAGGAAGTAGATCGTCCAAGTGAGGGGTACAGTGCTACATGGTATCCTCATTTATATAGATTAAAACTTAAAAAACTTACAGATAGTCAGCAATATTCCGATATTCTTGATCAGCCTGCAGGGGAAGATTCAAATTATGCACTACGTGAATTGTTAAGCACTCGTACTAAAGAACTTGAAATTAACGATGCAATTATAAAACAAGCAGAACTTGATTCACCAATGAGTGGATTCCAAGTTAGACAATATTATACATTAGCAACTGATCCAGTAACCGGTGCCGCGTTGTTAACTACTGTTGATTCCGATGCAATTGATGCTAGTTATAGCAGTCAAACAATTAACGGATTATCAAATATTAATGTTAGCAGTGTTAACGCAGTACCGTTAAGAACAGGTTATAGCGGATACTTATTTGGTGACGGATATCCACCTAATGGGTATGTATTTGGAACTGGAATTGCATTTCCGCAAGCCCCTGCATTAAATGATTATTATTTAAGACTTGACTTTTTACCAAATAGATTGTTTACATTTAACGGGCAACGATGGCTAAAAGTAGAAGATAACGTGCGTATGACTATGACAAATACTGATACTAGACAAACACTTAAAACTGGATTTATTAATAACTCTAAATTTATGTACAACGACGAAGTTGCTGTAGATTATGTAAGACTAGAAGTTGGTGATTATGAATTTAACACTGATATTAACTATTCAATACAAGGTTTATATCTTGTAATTAAACTATCAGCTACCCGTTTAGAATTTGTAATTGCAGATAATCCAACGTTAATCACGCCTTACATTTCTAATGGCGTTAACAAAATCAAAGTAACGTTACCAATAGTAGACGAATCCCAAATTACTATTCCGTACGATGGTGCATGGCGTGTAATGCTGTTTAATAATAGAGAAGCTGAACGTCAAAGTTTATCAAAGGTACTTAAACCAAAAGCAGATTTGTAAATTTTTGCTGCAATAAATAACGGAATAGGAGAATGTATGCAACATTTTTATGACGGTGCCATAAGACGGTACGTTACACAAACAATTAGAGTTTTTAGTGAGTTTACTGTACGATACAGTGACGGATCGTTACATCGTATTCCAGTTGCGTATGGTGATTCGGATAGACAAGCTGCTACTGTAATAAGGCAGAATTCAGAAAATACACTAAATTCTATACCAAGAATCAGTGTGTATATATACGGATTAGATTTAGAAAGAGAACGTCTTCAAGATTCAACATTTGTTAGTAAAAAGCATGTTAGAGAACGTGAAATAGTAGACGGGCAATATACGAGTAACGTTGGTAGAAATTATACAATAGAACGATTAATGCCAACACCGTTTAAGTTAACTATGAAAGTTGACATTTGGACTGCAAATACTGATCAAAAATTACAAATTTTAGAACAAATTTTAATGTTGTTTAATCCAAGTTTGGAATTACAAACAACTGATAACTATTTTGATTGGACAAGTATTTCAGTATTAAATTTAGATTCAATTGCATGGTCAAGCAAAGCAGTACCAGTTGGCAATGATACACCAATTGACATTGGAACATTAACCGTAAGTGCGCCTATATGGATTAGTCCGCCAGTTAAACTTAAACAACATGGGATTATTACAAAGATTATCACCGGACTGCACGATGCAAATGCACCGTACATTTCAGGTTTTGGTAATGATGCGTTTATACCAGACTTAACTACGTCTACATTAATGACTCAGATTATTTCAGTGACTGAAGATTATGCAATTGAAGTAGTAAACAATCAGATTACATTATTAAACTCAAAAAATTCTTCGTTAACTAATGATTTGTCACTAGACATGCCAGAACATTATAATGCAGAAGTTAAATGGGACGAGTTGTTAGAGATGTTCCCAGATAAATTTATATCAGGAGTAACTAGGATATTTTTAATGCAGCCCGACGGCACAGAAGTTAATGGTACTGTTTCTAGACATCAATATGAAGAAACAATATTAGACGTTGTTTGGGATCAAGATACTAAAAATCCAAACACTGGCATTAACAGTGTAGGATTGTTTGATTTTGATTTAAATTACGACGCAGGTCCAAACTATAGAGATGTTCCGGGATACATGCAATCTCCCGGAACCGTTGATGCAATTATTAATCCTCTTACATTTGATCCAACTGATCATCCTATATATTCAGGATGCCGATATCTATTAATTGAAGATACTGGTAATGAACATAACGAAGATAATCCAGATGGCTGGAAAGGTGACGACGGGCAACCGTTATTTGCACATGCTAACGACATTATTGAATGGAATGGTCATCAATGGATTGTAATTTTTGATTCAGTAAATGCATATGATTATATGATCTGGCAAACAAATATTTTTACTAGTATACAATATGTGTGGAATGGGATATCATGGCTTAAAAGTTTTGAAGGAATTTACAAGGTGGGTAAATGGCGACTAGAAATGTAACCGAACAGGTAATATGTAGCGGCGCACTTATATATTCTCAAGCTACACATAGATTTCTGTTGATCCAAAAATCCTCAGGTAAACATCAAGGAACCTGGGGATTAGTCGGAGGGACTAATCTCGCTGATGAAAATCCGTGGCAAGGTCTTACTAGAGAAATAGAGGAAGAAATTGGATTTCTCCCAGTCATTAAAAAAACACTACCATTAGAAAAGTTTGTATCTAATGATAGTGTTTTCAATTTTCATACATATTTTTGTTTAGTGGAAAATGAATTTGTTCCAACCTTAAGTAATGAACACATTGCATGGGGTTGGTTTAGTTTAGTTGCACTTCCAAAACCTATTCATCGCGGGTTAAATCTTAGCTTGCGTAATAAAATTATACAAACTAAGATTCAAACTGTTATTGATATTATTGATAGTTTATAATTAAGATACGTTTTATCTAACAATTTCAGTTAACTCTTCGTGAGTAGTTGCTGCAGTAATAGCTGCAATTTTAGAGTCTACTTCTAATTTTGATTGTGTAAGTACATCGGTATCGAACGCCGACGGATCTACTTCAAAATTAGAATGTACCATTGTAGTAACTGACGATATTAGCTTTTGTTTAATTTTTTGAATTTCATGTTGTTGTCTTTCAGCAAGAGTCATGTTAATTACAACATAAGTAATACCGATTGGATCAGTAGTTAAATCGTATTGAGGAATAACTCTCTCTAATGATGTTACTGTCGGTTCTGGTTCTATTTCAACCGCAGGTCTCCAATTAGTATCATCACTGTTTATTGCAACTATTTGTTTTAATAAATTAATCGAACCGTCTTGATTAATTCTTACTTTAAAAATTGTATTCATGTTTAAAATCCTTTAAATATATTTAATGTCTGTTGTTTTTTTCTTGTATAACCATTTTCTATAAAATCCCGGAGCACTAGTTCGGTATGTAAAATTAGCCAACGCAATATCTTTAGCACTAGCTAAACCAACTTCGGCAGTAATGATTTCTCGTTTATACGGAATTACTTGCAATAACGGAGTACCTGCATATATTTTAATGTGCATCGGTTTTACTGGAGTAACCATTAAATTTAAATGATGAAATGTGTCGTAATCATTAATACCCGGATATACAAATAAATCACGAAGAAACGGAGAATGGTACATTGCCGGCATAACAAGCGCAGAATACCCTGGCTTAGTAAACGCCTTCCATGGAGATGGAAATTTTATAGCATGTCCTGTCATACCTTCATCGAGCGCAATTATGTCTTTTACTACGTGGTACGATAATGGTTGATGAGGTAAACATGGAAATGTAGTGCCTCTACCGATTTGAATTTTAAAAGTAGATTCCGTAACAATAATTTCAAAATCTTCCCATGCAGGAATGATGTATCCTGTTTTATACAAATCGTGCATACCCGGACACGCAGAGAATTTATGAGTTCCATGATGGGTCGCTTCTTTTTGCTGATCAATCATCCAGTCTGGTTTAATATCTACTGCGCGTTTTACAGGTTGCCCTACTTCATATCCTGGAACTTCACACTTGAAAGAAATCATAGGAGTTGTATCAAATGCTTCAAATAATAACGATTTAATAGTTGATATTATAGACATTATTTTTTTACTCTAATATTATTAACATAATAACTGCACTGATTATCTTGTTTCATTCTTGTTATTTCTCTTTGATTAAATTCTTTAGAAGTAAATGGTCTAACAGTGTACTTATCAATATTAGTATTGCGTTTAAACGGAATACATTGTATTAACGGAGTTCCTGCAGGTAAAATGTCATCAAAATTATTAGCTAGCCACACAGTTGGAAAATTAATTTCTCTATCATACATATCGGTTTCGACCACTGCACCTAATGTTAAGAATCTAGATTCTAAATGATTAACCGGTGCAGTAAATAAACACGAATATCCTGGAGGAGTTTTAATAACAAAATGATTTAAAAATTTAATTAAATGTTTTCCAGGATACGGAAAATTTGGTCCTACTTGAGTTGGGTCGTGTTCGTCTGTTAATCGAACATACGGATTTTCAGTAATATCAATTATAGTTGCGTCTTCATTTGTCCTTACATGTATGTCGCCTGCTAGTGGAATAATGTAGCCGTGTGTCATTGCATCTAACATCGGTAAACACTTCTTAGCAGTCATTCCGTGTGCACCTTTCACGTCTCTAAAAGATTTACTAACTGCAGGAATAGATTTATACCATTCCGGTATAAATTTATTAGCAGGTCCAGGCGGGATTAATACTGTAGAATGTTGTTCGGAAGTTAAAAACTCTATTAGTGGATCTTTAAAAATTGATATAAGCGACATTTACCCTCTTTTATTTAAATTTTGGCCCAAGTACCCAACAAACTAAACTTTTCCGTTTTCCGGATTCAACTTTTGTAACTTGATGGGGAACAAACGACGGAAATGCTATTACATCTCCCTTTTTAGGCTTTGTACTATTTACATTATTAGGATTTCCGTCAGGAATAATCTGGAATTCTCCGCCGGTGAATTCGCTATCCGGATCTGATAATATAACAGAAATTCCTAATTTTCTATGATGTGGTCCAAACGTATCCTTTGCTGCTCCGTCAATATGCCAACCATAAAACTCGTTAATTTCATATGTAGTATATTGTAGTGCTTCTATATGAGATAATGTAAATTGATACTTGTCAGTATTAATCCTAGCAACTATTTCAGCCATTTTATTAAATAGCCAACTAGTTTCTTCATTTGGTTGTATCCAAGATACTGTACTATTTCTAATTTTTAAATCTTCAGAATTTTTTGAACCAACTTTTGCTCGCTGGAACGCTAATTCGTCTCCCATTTTAATTATTTTATTAATTTCTTCTTCTGTAAATGCACCTGACCAACAAACTAATGGTTCTAATGCAGTGTGAATATCTGGTATTGTATACATAATTTTTATAGTGTGAATGTAATTATAACGTACCCGCCTGTGGGCACTGTTACTGTTATAGGCGAAGTATCATAAACTGTATAGTAGCTTGTATAATAACTTGTAAAGCTTCCAAGCGTTGGGGGTATTGCAGTTGCAGCGCCGCCTACACCTCCTGGTAATGATACTCCAAATATATTAAAGGTAGATCCGGTATTTGTAGTACCTGCATTTGTTCCGGTGTTTCCTGAAACGTAATTCCCCGGAACGTAATTTCCTGGGTCGTAATTGCCCGGAACGTAATTGCCCGGTTGATAATATGCTGGCACATTACCGTAAAGTTGTCCCGCCCCAGGAGTTCCGACTGCATACGGACTAGATGGAGTAGTACCACCATTGCCTGGCATGTTATACCCGCCCATTGTATTAACACTACTCGGATACGGAGAATAATATGCATAAAAGTTATAATATGTAACAGACTGGGTAACTACATTATAATACCAACTCCAATTTCCCGGAGGCCCAGAAGCATCAGCATACCAGGTACTTGGACTCCAGTTTACATAATAAACTCCGACTTGTACACCGTTTTGCGCTGCATTAGTAGATCCAGGATTAGTATACGAGTTATTAACAGCTGGATTTGTATATCCAGAATTAGTATACGAATTGTCGTAAAAGTTTCCAGGAATATAAGTTCCTACCCCACCGGCTCCGGATATGAAAATACGTTGTTTTCCGTATCTAGGATTATAAGTTCCGGACGAATTAATAGTAACTGGAGTCATATCAGCAGGAGTTATTTCACGAATTAACTTCCCAAAAAATTTGCCAATCATGGTTATCTAACTCCATACATTGATAAACTTCCGGCAAACGTTGTACCGCCATCTGTTGTAAAAAATGTCCAAACATCATAACCCCCGGTACCAATTGCAGTCAATGTGGCAGGAGGAATTGCACCATTTGGCCATTTAACATTACCTGCGACTCCTGCACGTTGCCACGTTAAACTAGAAATTGCTACGTTGTTTTTAACAATAACATTTATTGAGAATATGTTTGTACTAATCATTGTAGCAGGAGTGCCAGTAAAATTAAAAGTTTTTGCTTGACTAGCAGTAGTATCACATGTAATAATTATTGTTGACGTAGTAGTTGTAGTTAAATCAATAGTAAGGGTAGTTGCAGTACTTGATAGTGTAGTAGTTGGTTCTGTTATGCTAATAACACCACTACCGTTAATTGTAATAGTAGTTCCGTCAACTTTTACACCACCTAATTGTGTAGTACTTGCAGTTGCTAACCCAATTGTACCTGATGAATTAGAAATACCACTAGTTCCAACTACTGGTATAATTACACCACCTAATGTTGTTGTAGTTGTAGCAATTAATGAGTATGTGTTTGCACCACTAATAACACCAGTTGATGGATTAATTGTAATAGTAGTTCCGTCAACTTTTACACCACCTAGTATTGAATTGCTAGCAATTGTTAATGGAGTGCTACTACCAGTTCTTAACAGTGCTGATAAATTTTTTGACATTTAGTTTCCTTGTATGATTAGTCAAATAATAAACTATTTATAACTATCACAGTGCTTGAATTTGCTTAGTTAAAAGTTCAATCTGTGCAATAAGTTCTTCTTTAGTTGGTTGAACAGGCGTATCATCGATTAGTGCTTCAATTGGTCTTTCATCTATAAAGTTTCCATCCAAATAAACCCAACCAATACACACTTCTTTTTCAGCCGCTACCCATCCGTTTTGTAATGCATATTCTGCATCTGCTTCAACAGTGTTTACAACATTGCCGTTTTCGATTACTGCATAATGTGCCATATCTCTACCCCCGTTAATATTCAATTACTACAATGCCAGCAGCACCTGAGCCGCCTGAACCGTTTGATCCCGGACCGCCACCGCCACTACCGGAATTCGTCGCAGCAGTTTGCCCATTAGAAGTTCCTTGACCTGGATTAGCATTTCCTCCGCCGCCTGCGCCTCCCCATATCGAGTTCCCTCCTGGGCCTCCGCCAACTTGAATGGAGCCCGATCCTAGGATTCCTGTGCCACCACCACCGCTAATGTTTAGGTCACCGCCGGATGCTGCACCTCCCGCACCGGCAACAAAAGTACCGCTGCTTGCTCCTCCTCCACCGGTTAACGTAGTTGTAGAGTAAGTAAAACTGCTAGCTCCACCAGCGGCGCTTCCTCCTCCGCCTGCGCCAATAGTAATTGTTGCTGTTCCACTGCTCAATGTAACAACCTTAATTGCTGTACCACCGGCGGAGCCACTAGCACCACCATTACCGCTGCTCCCACTAGAGGCGCCACCGGCACCACCGCCGGTAACAGTCACTTTACACTTAGTAACTCCTGCAGGGACTGACCACGTTCCAGAAGAAGTGAATACAACTAGATTAGAAAAACCACCACTTGCTGGAGCACTAGATGCCCATGTAGTGCCGTTAGATACTAACACGTTACCAGATGTGCCCGGAGCAACCGCAGCAAAATAATCCGTTCCGGCAACCGCATTCGCTAACGCGCCACCTAAATTTGCTTTCAATAACGATGTTCCTGTCGGTGGCGCTAGGTAATCTGTTCCGGCAGATGCAGCAGTAACTGCTCCTGTTCCGTTACCTCTTAAAACACCTGTAAGTGTAGTTGCGCCAGTACCGCCGTATGTAATAGGCAATGGATTACTTCCAGATCCTGCTCGTATTATATTTGAAAGATTTTTTGCCATTTAGTTTCCTTTTCTATATTATGCTAAAATTTTATCAATCGACTCTTGTGAAATAGAACCACTGTCGACTAGCAGTTGTAGCCATTGTTCTGCATCGGCAACAAGTAACGGAGTTGAAAATTCAACTTTTACAGTCGTGATTTCATCGGTTTTGTTATTGTCCCATTTGATCTTTTCAGCAAGTGTTAGTGCATTGCGGATGTCGTCTAAGGATAAGCGTTTTGGTAGCGTTTCTGGTACAACAGGTGCGGGAGGAATGAAAACGCCGTTAAGATACTCGTCACCAATGTTTGCTGTATCTGATTTAACAAGCACCCAATCGCTAGGCATCAAATGTACATCTTCATCACGCAAAACGATAGTGTTTTCTACTTTTGAATTTAATATTTTTGCGTATCTCATTACTCTCTCCAAAAAATAAGGCAATACCCACCAGTACCTGCGGTAATGTTAATAAATGAATTACTAGAACTAGATTGGTTACTTACCCCTCTAGCGCCTTGACCGCCGTATCCAAAAGCATTATTTAAAGGTGAGCTTCCGCCAGTACCTCCTATAACATATAAAGACTCTGTTTGTCCAGCGGTTAGAATAAACCCGTTAGAGCCTGTAGCTCCGTTATTCCCTCCAAGGCCGCCAAGTCCTCCAAAACCACGATATACGTTACCATTAACTTGAAAGAAATCACCATATCCTCCACCAGTTCCGCCGGAAGCGGATAAAGACACGCCTGTACCTGTAACTGTAGACGTTCCTCCTGTAGCGCCTCCTGCGCCAGCAGAAGTAGCTGCTGCGCCCCCTGAGCCTAAAGATACGGTTAAATTTGACGTAATTTGAACAATTGCAGTGGTTAAATATCCACTGCCTCCACCGCCTCCAGCGCCGCCAGTTAGTTTAGTAGTATCTTGTCCATAACCGCCAGAACCTCCACCACCTCCGCCGCCAAGCAGAACAACCATACATTCAGTCACTGTAACAGATGGCCGCGTCCATGTACCGCTGCTAGTAAATGTTTGAGAACGATTCCACCCGCCGCCAGCACCGCCGGCACCTAATAATGTACTCATTAGTAAACTCATATGTTAAATCCTATTAAAAAAGTATTATCCAACCTCTAGTGCTATCGGTGTAGACTAGAGTGGCGTTTCTATTTGATACATTCAGCACTAAATCCTGGACTGTTCCTAGTATTTTATTACCATTTGATGCAATTGTAAGATTACTTGTTGCAAATGTACCGGCATAATCAGCAATGACTATTGTATTGCTAGCAGCCGGAGAGGCAGGTAATGTAATAGTAAATGTTCCGCCAGACGTATTTGCTAAAATATGATCTCCTGCTACAGCAGGATTGTATGTTGTATTTTTTATAACCCATGTAACAGCTGGCATATAATCAACACCAGCAGTAGCTGCAGTTAATGCATTTGCACCATTACCTTTAACTAATCCGCTAATTGTGCCGATCGGAGCTTGATAATCGGTACCTGCAACCGCGTTAGTTAATGTATTGCCAGTACCTTTAGTTAACCCGCTTAGTGTAATAGATGTTGTTACGTTTCCTAATAAGCAGTAAGGAGCTTGTAATACTTTCCAGTTAGATGTACTTAGATTATATACTAGAGAAACATAAGTTCCATTAACATCTAACAATAATGATGTGTCATTTTCGACTGTTTTGCCAATACCAGGTAAAACAGTTAAGTTATTTGTAAGAAAAGATCCAGCACTTGCTACATCTACAAAATTAACAATACTTCCATCAATTGGATTTGACGGCAATGTTACTGAGAATGCAGCAGTTGTTGTATCACATCTTACTAGGTCGTTCACTGATGCAACATATCCATTAGTAGTTATAATACTAGTAGAACTAATACCGGTTCCGAGTGGAGTTTCTAATATTCTCCAATTACTGTTAACGTCGTTATAAACTAATGCTATATAAGAACCGGCTATATCAAGTATTAGTGATGCGGTATCGTCTTCTATTTGTTTAGAACCAGCAACTAATATTGTTAAATTATTAACAGCAAACATTTTGTGAGTATCGATTACGCCTACAATGTCACCGTCTACTGGATTACTAGGTAATGTAATTGAAAATGCACCTGCGGTAGTATTACATCTAACAAGATCGTTTGCTTTAGCAATATATCCATTACTAGTTTGTATTGCAGTTGGGCTCAATCCTCCGCCAACTGCACCCCATGCACTACCATAATAACCTTCAAATTTTCCAAGGCTCGTATTAAATCTTAAATTACCTTGAGTAGCAGTTGGTCTTGATGCAGTATCACCTGTTGGAATCGTTAATGAAGTTCCGATAGATAATCCAGTTGTAAACGATGACACTACACTAATAACACCACTACCGTTAATTGTAATTGTACTATTGTCAACTTTAACACCACCTAGTTGTGTATTACTAGCAACTGCTAGGCTAATAGTTCCGCTAGTATTAGTTATTCCACTTGTGCTAACTGCTGGAACAATTACAGTTCCTAAGGTAGAAGTAGTTGATGCAGGTAATGAACTTCCATTTACGCTAATTATGCCACTGCCATTAATTGTAATAGTAGTACCATCAACTTTTACACCCCCTAATACCGAGGTACTTGACGTCGGTAATGTATATGTGGTACTGAGAACGCCTGATCCGTTAATATCTAGCCCGCTACCAACTTTTACACCCCCTAATATTGTACTACTTGCAATCGGTACTGAACCAAGTTTGCTATTAAAAGTAACCCAATCTGCTGTACTTAAAACACCTCTAACAGTACTCGATGCGGTTGGAATATTTAACGTAATAACAGGAGTGCTTGATCCATTTGTGACAGAAGACGACACATCAGTGCCATTAGAGCCAATAGATAATGCAGATACGTTAGTAACGGTGCCACCGGTCGGAGTTTGCCAGATTGCAGTAGTTGCGCTAGTTGCAGTTAGCATTTGACCGGTCGTTGGTGCAGTTGCAGTCGAGATACTTATTGTAGACGACGATGTTTTTAATCCATATGCAATTGCATTAGTACATGACAACAAGTCACCACTTATTGGATTTCCTAATGCGCCGTTTGGAGCTATAAAATCTACTCCTATTTGTGCTGCAGTAAATGCTGCTGTACCATTACCTTTTACTAAACCAGCGATCGATGTAACTCCGGTACCCCCAAGTGATACCGGAGTTACCACAGTGATTGTTGTTCTTAGTAAATTTGAAAGAATTAATGACATCAATTGTTCCTTGTTTTGATTAACTATAAGTATTTATAGTTAAGCCTGCGCTTCACCCCATCTTAATACAATACTAGCAGGAGTTGCAGTACCGGATACCTTGTACACGTTAATTGCTAACACGTCAGGCCCATTTGGATATGTTCCTCGTCCGCCTAGTGTAGTATTAGTTAATTCTTTCAAATCAGTTAAATCAAGTACAGAAGTAGATCCTGGAGCA